GTTCAGCCCTCGTGGTCCACGGCTCTGACACGGAAAGCAAAGATAGGAGGACACGTTTTTTATGCACAAAGATAGAAAATGCACCCACTGCGGCGGGCTCGACGAATTTCTGTACGAAATGGACTGGAAGCCTGTTTATTANTGCGACACNTGCGACAAGGAGACGACCGGGTCAGGCTCGGAGCTAATCGGGCCTGCCGAACGGGCAAACGAAAAGGCCGGAGAATAAGCCGGGTTTTAGAACGAATCAGGAACGAGCGAATCGGTTCAAAGTTATCCACAGAAAAGTGCGTACCACCGTACCACTATACTAGTAATATCTCGTTTTTAAAAAAAATAAAATCCCCAGTTTTAGGGCGGTACGGGTGGTACAGGTGGTACGGGTAGCTAACCATCTCTTATATAAGGATTTTTCGACTTTTTTCCGTACCGTCTCTGTCACGGCACTCGAGAGACGGTACGGCACTTCCCCGTTAATAATAGTGCTTTTCTTGAAAAAACCTGCTAAAATAACTGTTATTAACTGGTTTTTGCGTTTTTTTTCGAAAAAGTGCCGGTACAGAGACGGTACGCATATAGAAAACAAACGATAAATTGACTTTTGGAGGTGTTTTTTGCCAAATTCTAATGTCCCCGGCCCGGTGCCCGCCAAGGTGCCAAACGACACGATTCGAGGTCCAAATCGTAAGCTAACACGACGGCAAGAGAAGTTTGTGAAGGAGCTGGTTGCGAACGACGGTCTCATTACGATGCGGGAAGCAGCCATACGAGCTGGTTACCCTCCGAGATCGGCTCATTCTAGGGCGTGGGAACTCACAAATAATAACATCAGTCCACATGTTGTCTCGGAAATCGCCCGGTATCGTGACGAATTAGATGAAATGTACGCCGTTGGGTACAAGAAGCATGTCCGCGACCTCCAGAAGATACGCGATCTGGCAATGGCAGGAGGTGCGTATAGCGCCGCCGTCCAGGCGGAATATCGCCGGGGGCAAGCCCAAGGTGACATATACGTTAGCAAGTCAGAAATTAGAACAGGCTCTATCGACCAGATGAGCCGAGAGGACGTGGAACGTGAACTCGAAAAAATCAGAGCCGGATTTGAACAAATTGTTGACGTCACTCCAGAAGCCGTCGAAGTCGAAGAACCAGATGCCCCGGTCCGCGCTAAAAAACCGCGAAAGCGGCCTGTGGCGTCTAATAAGCGACGGGCTAAAGGAAAGCAAAAGAAGGATAGCGACGACGCGACTTGAAAGCTGGGCCATCCCCGGTGTCCCGGATCTTTTGTTTTGTTCGGAAATTGGCGTTTTCAGCTTCTTGGAGTTAAAGGCGCAGAAAAGCAGCGTGGGCAAGGTTGACCTCTCTCCGCATCAGTGCGCGTGGCTTAGTAGGCATGCTAGCGGGCCTTGTTTTGTTGTCGTTCGCGACAGTAGCTTGGCTATCCGTGTGTTTGCTGGCTCCGACGCTGTTGACCTTCGTATGGATGGTCTTGCAGCCGTATCGCCTTTGGCTACTTTTGAAGAGCCGTATGACTGGGCGGAATTTTTCCGGTTGACCAGCCCTATCGGCTAGGTGTATAGGATAAGTCCTATTTAACAGAAGGAGTCAAACAAGATGATCACCACTGAAATTAGAAGAGAAACGATATGACTACCCCAGAATTTTTTGTAATTGTTTACGGGCGCGAAGGCGAGGTTGCCACAACGCAATGGGCGACGAAAAACGTCGCGATCAAAGTCGCGCGGGATGCGGCCCGAAAAGAACCGACGGATTGGGTCGAGGTCGTTTGCGATGGTCACGAGATATTTACCGACCTTGGCGCATATGGTCCGCGCCGCAGCTTGCACCTTGTTGATTGACCAACCGCCGCTGGTTTTTCAATTAGATTTTCCTAAATATTCATAAGGAGGCTGCGTAATGGACTGGTTCACGGATTGGCTACAAGGGGCGATAGAGAAGCTGGCATTCTGGCTGGAGGACAAAAAATGATCTGCCCTAAGTGTAATGGAAACGGGTACTGGGTAGAGAAGCTGCGAGTCATGCGTCAGGTCAGACAGTGCGACAGGTGCCGCTCACAGGGTGAAATAAGGGAGTTGAAAGATGAGAAAACTGACGAAGATTGAACAAGCCAACGCCGACGTGTTAGGCGACGCTGCTTTGTTCCATGTAACGGGAACAATTCTAAACAAGAATATACAGGATTGTAACGCCGCAGTGCGAGACCTTCTGAAGCGCGAAGGCGTTTTGGACTACGCCGAACTAGAACCCGGCGACAAGGTGCAGCTTGAAGGCGTCTATAGCGACGGGACACAAACGACGATTTCCGCGTATCGCGCTAAGAGTCGCGGCGACAAGCGCATATGGTTTAACAGTTTAAAAAGCCACGCCGAAGCGGGCGACGTTATGGCGCTGGTTATACGTTCCGGCAAGCTGGTGATTCAGAACGTGACGCAAGGAGTCATTGTCGCCGTGTTCGCTATTCCCGGGCTAGATACCATGGCGCGAATGTCTTTTTAAAATGCGTTGACTCCGCATCAACTAGGCCCGCCATTGTGCGGGCCATTTTTTTGCTTGCCTCTATAGGATTAATCCCATAAGGTCCGACTCCTTAAACCAGACTAGGAGTCAATCATGGACAATCTAAAAATAAAAATTACGAACGACGCGGCGCGAGTATTAGGCGAAGTTAGTTTCGGCGATTCTTATTGCTTGGACGCGAGNGCGCTCNAAAATTTGTGCGAGTCTCTTATGGCATTGTATCCAAGCGACCCGGTGAATCTTGAAATCCGTTTTTCTCTTAGCAATAATTAAACCATAGCAGGAGTCAGCCTAATGATTAATACAGTAGAAAACAGCCGCGCCAAGAAAACCGCCGGGCTCGCCGTAACCTATCGCGCAGCGGGCGGCGAGATGTACGGAACGTGCCCGGACAGTTGCCCGCTTAAACCGGCGTCGACGTTAACGCGCGAAATCGACCGCGACTATGAGTCGGCGGTTCGCCGCGCTGTACCGCGCAAGGGGCTGGCGTTCCTGTTCACTCATTTTGCGCCGTCACAATGGGCAGAACAAAACACTGGCGCACAAAATCAGACCGTTTTTAATTACTCCGCCGATACACTGGCGGACGCCGCGCACCATACTAAGAACGGCGCGGCATCGGTCGCCGTTGTCGCCGCCGATTACTGGACCGGGCGGAATAGTTCGAAAGTAACGGAGTCGGACGGGGTCAAAATGGTCCGCTGTCCGAATGAGACAACGGGAATCGATTGCGCCAATTGCGGCAACGGAGTCCCGTTGTGTGCGCGACCTAATCGCGACCATGGAATCGTTTTTACGGCACACGGCGCGAGCAAAAGAAAAGCGGGCGACAATGAAGAGGCGGGCGGATGTTACGCGGGCGGCGGCAATGTAGCGCTTCACTGGCGGCATTTATCCGAACGCGATGAAAAAACAGAATCGGACGCTGCGCACCTTAAACGGTTCGCCGCTGGATTAGCGCCGCGCAGAATCTTACGCCACCACATAGCGGGCGATATTGGTAAGGCATGACTCCCGCCGTTGTACTTTTAAAAAACAGTTTTACATCTGGGAGTTTTCCTATATAACGGTTCTGCGGCACTTTCGCCGCTATATAGGAGTCAAACTAATGAGCATTGAAAATCAAAATCACACATTAGAATCCTTGCTAGAAACCGTCCGCGACCAATCCGCACGCAAGGCGGATTATATCGCGCAAACGGATTCCCTACAGGTCCGCACAGTGGAGCGTGAAACGGGAAACGAAACTCAGGTTATACTTGAGGCTGAAGGCGGAGAGCCTACCAAGGTTCTTACCGCAAACGGAGTCGCGTTTGATCAGATGACGACAAAAGCAGGCTTGGACGTCCGAACAGGTCGTCGATTACAGCAAAGTTATCCGGACGTTCTGGATCACGCATTGAATCGCATACATCAGCAAGAGTCGCGGTCCGCTATGTTGCGCACGTTTGATGATTCTTTGTCACTTAACGGCGGGACATTGCGTGCCGTTGTCTCAGACAAGTTCAAAACTTTCGACAATCCGGATTTGCTTGAGGCTGTTTTGCCGACACTTATTGAGTCTGACGCAGAGTGGCAAATTGTTAACGCGCAGATAACGGACCGCCGCCTCTATGCTCGGTTTAAATCGCTGGCAATTACCGGGGAAGGTTCGGCAGTCGGCGACTTAATGGCTCAAGGCGTTGTCGTCGGCAATTCGGAAACCGGCCACGGTTCGGTCAGTGTGGCGCAAGTGGTCTGGACTCTGGCGTGTTTGAACGGGATGCAGACGGCAAACAAAAACCGGACGGCGCACCTAACTAGTTCGCGCTCAGACGGCGATACCTGGGCGATGCTGACGGACGAGTCCAAACGTCTAGACAATTCCGCTTTGTCGTCCAAACTCCGCGATATCACGGCGGCCTACGCTTCGCGTGAGATGTTTGAGTCCGTGTTGGCACAATTCCGCGTAGCGGCGGCGGACGTTGTCACTAATGGCATGGCGGCGGCGCAGCCCGCCGTAGCGGCACTGGGCAGCATTTTGAAATTGTCCAAAGCGGAATCTTCCAGCGTTCTTGATGGACTCATGCGCACGATTCAGCAGCCGGGGTATGTCGGACAGCCGTTGAGTCGGGCGACCATGGTTAACGCCGTCACTGCGGCGGCGCATGGTGCGGACGCCGATTCCGTTTCAGACTGGCAATCGCTGGGCGGCAAGGTTTTGGACCTTCCGGCTAACCAGTGGGCGGCGGTCGCGTCCGCGCCGGTCGCTATGGCCGCATAGCGTCGACGCATACCTTCGACCAGCCCGCCGGGAACGACTCCCGGCGGGTTTTCTTTTGTTTACATGTACGGGACTAGTCTTATAGACTGGAAGTCCGGCAATGATGCCGGGACACAAAACGGAGTCAATTATGGAATATAAAACACGCAGAGCATTTGCGAAGTACGGCAAGGATAACTGTGAGCGCGCATGGACTATGTGCTACGTCGAGGGATGCGGATCTTTTGGCATATCACTCGAGGGGCCGATCACGATTAGAACAACCCGGCAAGCAACCGCCGCAATAAACGCATGGGCCGATTATATTGACAGCGCTGAGATTTCCCGCACGGGAGTCAGCTAATGGCGAGCATATATAACTGGACAATTAGCCGCGACTATATCAATCACGGAGCAGATAACGGACTCACCGGTCCGCGCAATAGTTCGCGCCACACCGCGAACGGGACCGCTTTTAAAATGTACGACGGCGACGGTGAATTGTATTACTCCGGGAAAATATGGGGCGACTTCGAAGGCTTTGAGCCCTTGGACGATTTTGGAACGCTGAGCGCTGGATGTACCGAGATTCGTTTGCGAGATCCCGACGGGATATTCCGCACGCTATAATCGCCCTCACAATCGACCAGCCCGCCGGGAGAGATCTCGGCGGGTTTTCTTTTGCCAGCTTCCCAGAACGCCAGCTCACCAGCTCCCCCGCTCCCCCGCTCCCCGAATAACTGTAGCCACTATTGAGCGAAAACTCAGCGCCTTTTCCGGAACATTGGCG